CCCGACGTTGTAAAACTAATTGATGAGTCAGTTGAAAGAACTCTGAGAATTAGAGAAGATTGGATATTACCAGACCGATGCTAAACGAAGATAAAAAATACGCGCAAGTAACTAGATTAAGAATCGATCCAGCCCTGCTTGCCACTCAAAAGAGAATCTTGATGAAACTGATACAAGAAGCATCAGACAAATCAAGACCTGACCTTGAAGGCAGCAGCCACAAGCACCCCGAATACGGCCTGTTGTGGGGGATTGTTGAGTTGTTGGATGAGATTGAGGATACTGCCAAATAAATTTGCCCAATTAAATAAATGTAAATAAATAAAAGGTTTTACTCGACTTATCCCCCCCCATACCCCCCCCGCGAACTTTCCTGGAATATTCTCGGGGGGTCTGGGGGGTATGACACATTTTGTTCTGGACTTTTTCTGAAAATCATGGTCTAATTGCAACATGAAAACAAAAGCGAGAGTCAACAAGGAAGGCTTTATGGGGAGCGCATCCCGCGAGCATAAAGTCAAGAAGGGAAAAGGTTCTTTCCGCAGGAGAACGAAACATCAGAAAAAAAAACTGGTAGGACAGCCTTTGTCCCACCCCCTGTGTTATACTGTACGCATGATGATTAAGGAAGATAAGAGACAAGCTACTTACGAACTCTGGTTTTTGGGCGATGTGTTTAACTCACGGGTTAAGACTCGTGAATCCTTTGACGCGCTACTTGAGGAAGCGCACGAGTGTTTGCAACACGCAGTTGAAGCCAAGCTTGTAGTGGGCGGTGTTGAGATCGTAGAGGTTAGCCCAGACGGCAAGATTGTAGAATCGGTCTGGTCAATGAACGTCGATGAATTTGAGAAAAAAAACTAAAACAAAAAAATTATGAAGATAGAAGATCAACAAGTAAAAGTAGGCGACGAGGTTCGCGTAGGAATGCAACTAATGATAGTTGATGAAATCACAGAATTTGACACCGTGATTGTGATTGATCAAGACGGTGGAGAGTTAGAATTAACAGAAGACGAGATTGACGTTTATATTGACCGACAAAAGGTGTAAAGATTATGAAAGACGAAGTACAAATTTATAGAAATCTCCATCGCACAGAAGAAGATGGAACACACGTTTACAGCGTAAAGAACGACAAGAATCACGTTGAGGATCACGTCACTGAAATTGCGTTAATCAATCCTAAGTTCCGTGTTCAAAAGGCGGGACAAAAGAAGGTGCGTAAAGAAGGAAAGAAGAACGTCCACGCTTACATCCAAGGAAAAAGGATGTCAGGCATAGGTCAAATCCTTCCTCATGTTAGCGGTTGGAGGCAGGTAACTTATAATCCATACCGCGATGATCATTTTGTTTTAGCTAGTGATCACGAAACAGAAGTCGTAAACGCTGTTATGGTTCACATTGAAGATGGCAGCGTTTGGGCATTGAATCCAGTAACAACACCAAAGGTTAATTTAGAGATATGAATAGATACTTTAAAATTAAGTGTGACGAACATGGAGAGCCGTCCGAAGAGTCAATAGTGGAAATTTACCCTCCTTATGGGGTAGCTTTTTCCTTGGGAATATTAATTGGAATCACAATAACGATTATTATCCTATGAAATTACCAATTTAAATAAAGCCAAATAAATAAAGTCTAACCCCCCCCATACCCCCCCCGCGAAAATACCTGGAATGTTCTCGGGGGGTCTGGGGGGGGCACGGAACTTGCTTCAGGGAAGTTATTCACAACGGTCTTTTTTTCTCGTATTCGGAGGGCTTTTCGTAGTAATCTTTTAGAAGTGGGAGGCACAACGCCAACCATATTAACCACCGCAACAGCGGGGAAAGGAAATCAGAAATGATTCAAAAAGAAAATGGTCGCTCACAGGCAAGTGAGACAAACGCAACCTTCAACAAATTGTCCGCACATGGGTTGTTGTTGTTTGCAGAGTGGTATAACAAAAATGTAACCGTGATCGCGGAGGAATTCGCAAAAGGTTCTCACGATGATATCGATCCATATAAAACCCTTAATGAGTTTGCGTTATGGTTGTACACGGAATATCCAGAGCGGGTTATGTTCTTAAATCGTCAGGTTCGTGCCGATCAGTTGTTCGACAGTATCAATTGGGCTGATCTTGAAGATTCGGCGTGTGATCCTTATGCAGGAACTAATCCAGTTATTACCAAGGCTATCGTTGATGACAATGGCGAACTGAGGGATATGACCAGTGAAGAACTGGACGAAGTAAACGAGCTATGCTCTGACGGTGTTCATGAGTGGTTCATAGAGCGTTATGCCTAACAGAAGTGGGGGGCGAAAGCCCCCCCTTCATTTTATTTTAAGAATTTAACAGGTAGGACTGCGAATGTCTCACCTCCTGTGATACTATAGGCACATGATTATGAACGAAGAACAACAAGCAAAAATCCTCCTCAACAACGAGGTCAAAGTCACCGACCACCGCAGTGAATTTTGGAACTGCACGGGTCGTGTGCGTAACGTCATGGCCGATGGCCGCACACTTGAGATTGACCTTGATTGGAGCGGCAAGACCGTTCTTCTCGACGTCACCCTTGTGAGTGAGATTCAAGAGTCAACACAGTTCGCCAAGACTGAACAAAGCCTTGGCCCAATCGCAAACCACTTGGTAAAGGATGGGATTTAACCATGTTAACCTTGATCATAGGAATGCTAGCGATAGCGGCGGTTCACAATTGGAACTAATTATATGAAGGATAAACTCTTATTTGATAAATGGTTTAAAGAGAAAAGGTCAGACATAGAATTATTATATGAGGACTATAAACAAACACAGGACGGCACACCACCGTTAACCTATCATCAATTTGCGTTTGCGTTTTATATGGAAACAAAACATTTTGATAGTCTCTCTCTAAACTGAAAAAGGGCAATTTGGGGGACCCCCGCGAACATTCCTGGTTGTCAATCATTTTCTCGGTATTTTGATCGGCTAAATCTTTTGTCAATCAAAAATGATTCACAAGCTGTGAGTAAGTTTAGGGTTGACTTTTTCTAGTTATTGAGCTATATTTACATTATGAATATCACAGGGAAAAGAATCTTAATTGCCCCTAGCGACATTGCCACCAAACGCACCAAGGAGCGTATTAAGCAGCACGGCGAAAATGGCATTGCGCCTTTTAAGGTCGAGGATTGGCGGGGCATCAGTGATCAGAACATGAGTTTTCTTTTACGTGCTGATGATGGATGGTTCGGGTGGTTACATAAAGATCAGTTTGTGCATCTTGCGACCTTGATCAACGACAGAAACTAATCCTGTGAATAACTTTTTCAAGAAAATACCCTCTAGCCCTTGACTTTTTCCAGTAATTGGAGTACTGTATTTACATGATGAACGACATGATGCCAACAATCGAAGAAACCATCACCCCCGACATCCAAGCCCAGCTAGAGCATGAGGAGTGGGAGCGTGGGAACGAAGATCGCGAACGCTGGGAGGCGACTGAGGCCGAGCATGGGCCGCTGTTGACCTCCGCTCAGTGGGGACAGCACCAGTCCGACATGAATGACCATATCGATTGGTTTCACGCTCGCTGGTGCGATAAGCAAGACGAGCTAGAAGAGCAATGGGCTGAAGAGGCGGAGGTTGAAGCGTGGTTTACTGATGGGGTTTTAAAATAATTAAAACTTATTCACACCCCCCAGACCCCCCACGAAGATACCTGGAATGTTCTCGGGGGGTCTGGGGGGGGTATGAAACCTGCTTCAGTCCTCGTAAACTTTTTTTAGAAAAAACGCTCTGAGCCCTTGACTTTTTCCAGTAATTGGATTACCTTGTATCAAGATGAACGAAGTAAAAGAAGCCAAAAAGTTGTGGGCGGTAATGAGAGAACCACGGTTAACACAGAATCAAATGTCAAACGTATATCGGGCGGTGAGTACGAGCAGCACCTTATTTGAGGCGCAGCTAAATTTCCGCCACTATCAACACACTAACAGCGAAGGAACAACAGAAAGCCAATTCGTTGTATTAAGAAAAATTTTTGAGAAAGTTACAGCATAGGACAGCGGATGTCCTACCCCCTGTGGTAAACTACTAGTATGAAAATGAAAATGAAACTGAATAAAGAAGAGCAAGAATTTATCGCTAAGAACATCACAAACTTTGACGTCGTGACAGAGATTGAAGTCAACGACATTGAGGTTCGTATTCATGGCGAACTTTTCAGTGGTGTTGGTAGTGCTGCGATTTATCGCACTAATGACATCAAAGCCATTTACTCACACACTCACGCCAAATGCGTGAAAGCTGAAAAGAAGCTGCGTGAGATTAAAAAGCTTGAAACCAATGCCAGCATGGCAGCTAGGATGGAGAACATAGACTAGTAAAAAAGATATGAACAACTGGACAAGCTACAACAGACAACGGGCCGAGATTAATGAGCTCGCAGACATACGGCGCACAAAGAAGCACATTTACTATTGTGATCTTGTTATCTCTGCGTGTATTGGCGCAAGCCTTACCATAATCGCTGTAATCGCTCACATGATGATAGTGGGATAAAGCTGGACGTTATAAAATTATGAATATAGGTCGCTAGCTACCTTAGAAGTTAGCCCAAAACTTAAATCATGATTGAATTAGGTATGGAAGTTGAGACATCCTGCGGGAGTGTTGGCCAAGTGGTCGCCTCTCCAAGGTTTGGCAAAGGCTGGCTAGTCCGTTTGGGTAGTGGCCGAGAGCTACGCCTTAAGGATGAAGAACTCAGAGAGGTTGACTTGCAAGGTCAGCTTTCTAACTGGGATTAGCCTCAAGCTTCTAAAGCGAGTAAGACTCGGCGCACTCTCAGCGTGGCAACAGAATGAGAGTCAACTAAAACTTATTCACACCCCCCAGACCCCCCACGAAGATACCTGGAATGTTCTCGGGGGGTCTGGGGGGGGCACGGAACTTGCTCTGGCCTTGAAAAACTTTTTTCAAAAAAATACCTCTGGAGCCTTGACTTTTTCCAGTAATTGGAGTACTTTGTATCAAGATGAACGAAGCAAACATAACAGTAAACGAAGCAGGAACCCACGCAATCATGAACACCAGCAAAGGCAACCCTGTCTTTACCGCACCGATTAAAGAGCTTCATTCTTTTGATGTTGACGGTCACGAAGGCGTTACAATGGAGGTTGTAGGGTGGGGCGAGTTTATATCCTACGATGATGGCGAGACTTGGCAGGATTGTGAATAACTTTCCGAGATTAGCCATTGACTTTTTCCAGAAACTAGACTATATTATACCATGATGAACAACGACGACCTCAGAGACCTAATGCCCACCAGTGAAGAATTCTACGCCGATGCCAAGGCTGAGTTTGGCGAGGTGGTAGAACCCGACCAGCCCAAGGGCCAATGCGAGGATGCGCCTTGCTGCGGTTGCTGCGGCCCTACCTATGATGAGGTAGCCGACACCTACGCCGCTGATGCGTGGCACGACGCCCACGAATACCCAGAGTGGTAAAAAAATAAAAATTCAAGATGAACGAGAAAAAGAAACCGACCTACAGAAACTACTCAATCCAGTATGCCGATGGTGGCTGGTCTGGTGGTAAGTACCGCAACGAAGAACACGCTCGCGAAGTAGCGCACCTCATAAGTCCTAGTCGTGAGATCGCAAAGGTAGAACAACGCAACCTGTTTTCGCCTGAAGTTGAAGAAGAACTAAGAAAAGAAAAAGACGAGTGGAGGTGCAGATAAAATGAACGATATTAGAAAACATCTCGACAAGTTCGGCGGTTGGTGGATAATCGCACTAACAATAACACTAATTACAATTAACCTTTAAGATGAACGACATGAAGCAAGGAACACGAGTAAGCCACGAACGCAACCCGACGAAGGTTGGAACAGTAGTGGAGGACATTCACCCCAAGGCCCCTATATATGGATTGGTGCGCGTTAACTGGGATGATAACAACACAACCACGAAGATGCACAAGTTCACCTTGAAGGTCGTAAAGACAAACTGGTTACTCTAAAAAAATTATGTTTTACCTTGGAATTATAGTCTTAGTGGCTATTTATTGTTAAAAAACAACCCCCCCCTGTTTTTGAAAAAGTTTAGAGGTGTTTTTTTGTGTGTGGGTGGTGGGGGGTGCGTCTATATCTGCCCGACGCCTGAAGTTCCTAGTGATTTAATCGCGGGTAAATTTAAAAAAAAGTAAATATATATATTTTACGGCCAAAAAAATCGGAGAGGGGCTTGATTTCACAGGTGCTTCCAATATACTTCCTTGTATATATGAAAACATTCATTTTTTGCACATCATATTTCGACAGCGAAGCAGACTACAAACATAGATATGCTAAATGGGCAGCTTACTATAGTAATGTAGAGCTAAGAAAAGATAAACCTATATTAATGATAGACGATGGCTCAGACCTATCCCTAATAGACGAAGAACATTTCGCCGTAATAAAAGCAGGAGATTTAACCAAGGATACAAAACTAGAAACAGAAAGAGTAAATTTAATATCTTTTGATGAGAGGGCTCCTCTCCACGAGAATGGTCAAGCGGCTAATTCGGCTGGATGGTGGAGAAGTTTCTTGTTTTCTCTTGAAATCGCAGAAAAACTAAATTTTGAAAAAATAATTCACGTAGAGTCTGATCTTTACTTGATATCACATAAGATAAGAAAATTTATCGACGATCTAGAAGAAGGATGGACTTCTTTCGTCTGCAATAAATATCATTGGCCCGAATCCAGCCTACAAGTTATTTGCAAAGATCAATTTAAAGAGTTTCAGGAGTTTGGAAAAGACCTAGAAGAACTAGGATTAACTAAAATCGACTCCATGAGAGGCCCCGCCGAGAACTTAATACCTTTTAGCAGTGTAATGGTTGGGTTTAATGGTTCTAGATATGGAGAAGCTTTAACAAATCAGATGCCAGGTATGGATTACTTTGCCCAATGTAGAAATAATACTATAATTATACCAGAAACAGAAAGAAATGATTAGAAAAGGAATAATTCTAGCAGGAGGAGCTGGTTCTAGGTTATTTCCGCTCACTAACAACTATCCGAAAAGCTTATTGCCCGTATATGATAAGCCAATGATTTACTATCCCCTATCTACATTGATAGAAAATGGAATAAATGACATATGTATCATATCTTCAGTCGAACACACCCCTAAGTTTAAAGAAATCTTGGGTGATGGTTCTAAATTCGGCGTAAACATACAATACAAAACACAAAGCAATCCAGAGGGCATCCCACAAGCCTTCACAATAGCCGAGGACTTCATTAACGACCAAAGCGTAGTACTTATACTAGGAGACAATGTTTGCAGCAACAGTAGCGTATTTAAAAGAGCTTTTAAAAACTTTAAATCTGGAGGAGCAGTATTCGGCTACGAGGTTACTGATCCAGAAAGGTATGGAGTAGTAGAATTTGACTCAAAAGGCAAAGCGATATCAGTAGAAGAAAAACCCAAAGACCCTAAATCCAACTTCGCAATTCCTGGAATCTATCTTTTTGACAAAAATGCAGTAAAAATAGCAAAAAGCTTAAAACCGTCAGCAAGAGGAGAGTATGAAATTGTTGACATGATTAAATTTTATTTAAATAAATCAAAATTAATAGTTTACAAGATGAATCGTGGATGCGCTTGGCTAGATTCAGGAACTTCAAGTAGTTTACATGAGGCTTCAGTTTATGTTGCGGTAATTGAACGTCGTCAAGGAGTAAAAATAGGCTGTCCAGAAGAAGCTGCGTACAAAGCGAAACTAATATCTAAAGCTAAATTCAAACAAATCATCGACTCGATACCAGAATGCGAGTACAAACAACAGTTGAAAGACGTATGACTCAGACGGAACCAGTTAAGACAGCCGTAATCTATCATTACTATGACTATAATGACAACTTAGACTTCTTTTTGAAAAGCGGCGGTTTGTTAAATGATGAAAATTGTGATTTTTTCTTTATTTGTAATAAAAATGAGAATTTAATTCCAGAAGAGCTTACTAAAGGCTATTCCAATGTATACTTCTTGAACAGAGAAAATAAAAATTACGACTTTGGTGGATATGGGGAATTAATCTATAGCGACATCTTCGTAGAAGATAAATACGATTACTTTGTTTTTGTAAATGAAACAGCATGTGGCCCATTCTTAACTCCTAGAGACAAAAAAAAGCCATGGTATCAACATTTTACGGATCGTATAGATGAAAAAGTAAAAATCTTTGGAGCTTCTGCAATTCCGTTTTTTGGTGGAGATTTTCAGCCTCACATACAAGGGTGGTGCTTTTGCTTGGATAAGGTGAGTATGAATATAGCCAAAGCTTCGGGCGTATTAGCTAAAGATGAAGACGAGATGGATAAAGCCAATATGGTCTTCAGAAAAGAAGTAAGACTGTCGCAAGTATTATTAGAGAATAATTTCAATATAGATTGTTTTAATCCTCATTATACAGGGGTAGATTGGCAGGTGTTAGATTGGAACAACAAAGAAACACAAACGGTTAATATCCAAGATTTTCCATATTTATTACTTTGGGGAGCCGATCCAGAGACAATATTGAAATCACTATCGGTAAGAAATGAATCGGGGTATCAGTGTTATGATCCTTTTGAAACTATTTTTATTAAAAGATCAAAGTTTCACCTAACTCGTACTACAGATGAGCTTTTTACTAATTTTTATGACAGATATAGATATTACGGCCAATTTAAATCTTTGACAGAAGCTGCAAAAGCAAAACTATTATAGTTACCATAAATATGACTACTGAGAAATTATTCGAAGACCTTAAAGTCTTTCAATCTTATTTTTCTCCTTCACATAAAGGAGAGCTCATACCTGGCTTTGAACCCTTAGATGTTTCCATGAATCCTATACCCGATATGAGAGAGTTTCCTATAATAAGAAGCCTATATGAGGAGGGCCGTCATAAAGAGAAAAAATATACAGGTTTATTTTCTTGGAAGTTTTCTCAAAAAATGAAAAATTGTGATTGGGGTCCGTGCTGGGATAGTCTCGATTATTATCGAGAAGTTGAGGAATTTTTATTTTTCCATTCTAATCGTGACGTTTATCTTTTCAACCCCTTTGGCGGAGACATAGAAAACCATGGTAATGTTTGGCGTCAAGGGGAGTGGTGTCACCCAGGTATGTGTAATATCGTAGAAACAATGTTTCGAGAGTTGTCTCTTGAAACTGATGATCCTATTTTTGACATGAAGGACAGGGGGTCTATACTTCAAGAACAATATGGTCACGAAACTTATTCTATGTGTAATTTTTGGATTGGTAACGAAAAGTTTTGGGATAGGTATATCCATTTTGTTGGTACGATTTATGACTTTATTAATAGTGATAGAATATCTCCCGATCTGAAGGAGGCGATACATAGAAATACTTTTCATGCTGGAGAAGGGAGCGTTTGGTTCATTCCATTCATAATAGAAAGATGCACGAGCACTCTTATTAGTTGGGATGACGGTATAGAGTCAATTGGTTGGGTCAAAAATTGGAAAGCTCAAGCTTATTGAAAAAAATGATAACATTACTTGGATCATCTGGATATGTGGGTCAAGCCTTTGTAAAGGAAATGACCAAAAAACAAATTGGGTTTCATGAGGTTAATCGTGATTTAATTGATTATTACGACTTAGAGACTTTAATTGATTATATTGGGAAATTTAATCCTAAATTTATAATTAATTGTGCTGGTTATACTGGCAAACCTAATGTCGATGCTTGTGAGAAAAACAAGGAGGAATGTTATAGAGCTAACGTTGAATTAGCTAAAAACATAGCTCTAGCTTGTTCTATAATGCGTGTTCCTTGGGGCCACGTTTCATCTGGTTGCATTTACACAGGAGATAAGGGTGATCAACAGGGGTTTACAGAAAAAGACCCTCCTAACTTTTGTTTTAGCAAGAATAACTGTAGTTATTATTCGGGAACCAAGGTGTTGGGGGAAGAAATGGTAAAAGCCAATTCTGATGATTATTATATTTGGAGGTTGAGGATTCCATTTAATGAAGAAGATAATCCAAGGAATTATCTTTATAAGATGATGAATTATAATCAGCTTTTGGAAGCTGAAAATTCGGTTTCTCATTTATCTGATTTTGTTAATTCTTGTTTAGATTTATATGAGAAGAAAGCGGAGTTCGGCATTTATAACGTTGTTAATACTGGATTTATTACTACTTCTTGGGTAGTCGAGAAAATTAAGGAGTTTACTGGGATGGAAAAAGATTTCATCTTCTTAAAAGACGAAGAGGAGCTTTATCAAATTGGGGCGAAGGCCCCAAGGTCTAACTGCATTTTAGATAACTCTAAATTACTAGACGCAGGTGTTGAAATACGTTCTGCCGAGGAGGCCATGATCGACTCTATTAAGGGGATAAAAAAAAGCGCTACATTAGAAGGGGTAGATAAGTAATGTTGCCTCTATTTAAAGTATTCATGTCTGAGACAGCGAAGAAAGCTGTTAACGAGGTTTTAGACAGTGGGTTTATTGGCCAAGGTCCTAAGGTTGAAGAGTTTGAAAGCCTCTTAAAGGAGTTCATAGGTAATGATTATGTTTCGACTACTAATGCAGCTACTTCAGCAGAACACCTAGCTTTGCGGCTGGCAAAAGGATTCGGAGTCGAAGACGGTGATGAAGTCCTAGCGTCTCCTCTTACGTGTACCGCAACTAATTGGCCCATCTTAGCTAATAACCTAAAGATCAAATGGGTAGATGTAAGCTCTGATAATCTTAATATGGATTTGGACGATTTAGAAAGAAAAATTACTTCATCAACGAAAGTCATCTTCTTGGTTCATTGGGGAGGTTATCCAGTAAATTTAGACAGAGTTGAAAATATAGTAGACAAAACAGAAGCTATGTATGGATTTAGACCTATAGTGATCGAGGACTGCGCTCACGCTATAGGAAGCTCTTTTAAGGGTAAACCTATCGGAAGTCACGGAAACTTCTGTACGTTTAGTTTTCAGGCCATTAAACACCTAACTACAGGCGATGGAGGAATGTTAGTTTGCCCCAATAGTGAATACCATCGACGAGCTAAGCTTTTGAGATGGTACGGAATAGATAGAGATAGTAACAAAAAAGATTTCAGATGCGAAGCTGACATTTCTGAATGGGGATACAAGTTTCATATGAATGATATCGCTGCAGCTATTGGTATAGAGAACATAAAAGAACTAAATACGAATATCGATCTTCATAAAGATAATGCAAAATTTTACGATTTAGAGCTTTCTAATATAGATGGTGTTACTCCTATGAAGAGAGAAGAGGGCTCAGAATCATCTTTTTGGATTTATAGCTTTTTAGTAGACAGGAAAGACGATTTTATGAAACATATGAAAGAGCAAGAGATCATGGTAAGTCAAGTTCATGAAAGGAACGATATACATTCATGCGTTAAGGAGTTTAAGTCTCATCTACCTTCTCTAGATAAAATAACACCAAAACTAATATCAATCCCTGTAGGATGGTGGATTACTCATGAAGAGAGAGAGTATATAATTAACAGTATAAGGCGAGGATGGTAAAGGAGGAAACGGATGAAAAAAAAGAAAAATTTTAATATAATTAAATATAATTTCGCGGAATGTATTAAAGATATTTTCAAGGTAGAAGACCTAGCTTATGTTCATGACTATTATAAATCTGACTACGAACTGTTTCCCGCTCCACAAGTAGGAAAACTAGCAAATGGGAAAATTAAAGGAACAGATCAAGGCACGGTATATCATGAAAAATATTATCAAGAGATAGCTGGTACTGATTTTTTTAATATATATAAAGAATTTGTAGCTAATGAAATTTATCCTCTTTTTCTTGAAGATATCCTCTTTCAAAAAATACCCACCTTTAGGGTTCAACTGCCGAATAACTTAGCTGTAGGAGGTTGGCACAAAGATAGAAACTATAATCACTCAAGTGACGAAGTAAATATTTTTCTACCCTTAACCGAAGCGAAGGACTCAAATACCATTTGGGCAGAAAGCGAAGAGGGCAAAGCTGATTATAAGCCAATGAACGCAGAATATGGAGAATATCACGTCTGGGAAGGAGCAAACCTTAACCATGGCAATAAGCAAAATAAAGAAGGTAAGTGCAGGGTGAGTATCGACTTCAGAATTCTACCTTTTAGTAAGTATGATGAGTCTGCAATAAAAGAAAGTTATGGCATTGGTGCAAAATTCAAATTAGGGGAATACTGGGAATTCTTAAAGATATAAGGCTATGGTTAAAATTATTGCAGAGATAGGGTTTAATCATCTCGGTAAATTTGATATAGCTAACGAATATCTGGATATTTTATTGGAAACAGATGTTGACTGCATCACTTTCCAGATAAGAGAAAAGGAGCATCAACTAAAAGGTCCTCACAAATATTTTAGCGAAAAACAGCTTAGCTCCCTATTTTCAAGGATAAAAGCTTCGGAGAAACAAGTTGGGGTAGCTATTGCTGATATTGATTATATTCCTTTCTTGGAAATGTCAAAGGTTGATTTTTACAAAGTGATTAGAAATGATATAACAAATAGACCCTTGTTGGATCAACTTAGAGAAACGGGCAAACCAGTCTATGTGTCAACTGGAATGGCTTCGGAGGAGGAGATAGAAAACTTCACGAGTTATTTTAAGGGAAATTTTAAACTTGTTCATACTCAATTGTCTTATTCGATAGAGGATTGTAATTTGAAAAGTATACACAAAATGAAGGACTACGACCTAGAAGTAGCTTACGGACATCATTGCAGCGATAGATTGTCCATCTTTATGGCTTTATGTTACGAACCATCTGATATATTTTTATATATCAAGGGAAACAAAGACATGGAATATCCTGACGATAAACACGCAATAGAAGTAGGAGCTATGAAGTCATTAATAACTACGATTAGACAGCTTGAAAAAGCTAAGGGAGACGGAATAAAACAAAAAATGATTAACAAAATAGAAGCATGAAAAAAGCATTAGTATTAGCGGGAAGCAGAGGCATCGGAGCAGGAATAAGCGACTCCTTGAGGGGAGTTGGAATCGAAGTGCAAGCGCTATCTTCTAAGGATTGCGATACTTCGGACATTTCCTCTATAGATAAAATAGGTCACAGCGATGAAGCGTACGATATTGTAGTTCTGAATACAGGAGGACCTCCATCTATGAATTTTTATGACATAAAACAAGAGGACTGCGAAAAGTACCACAATCAACTTTTTTATGGATTTTTTCGTTTATTACAGAATTTAAAAATAAATGATAATGGATATGTATTTTTGATATCTTCCTATAACGTGAAAGAGCCCGACGCAAAACTTATACTGTCGAACGCCTATCGTCTTGCTTTTATAAGCGTTTTCAAATGTCTAAGCAAGATGTTTGCTGAGAGAAATATAACGACCATAAATATAGCACCAGGTCCAATAGATACAGATAGACTTAGAAGCTTAGTTTCGGACTACGAATCTTTAAACAAAAAAATACCCCTAGGAAGACCAGGGGAAAGTAAGGAAATAGGTGATTTTGTAAAATCTATAGTTGAAAATAATATCAAATATATTACGGGTGTTACTATTAACTTTGACGGAGGGAAATCTAACTACGTATTATAAGTCATGGTCTATTTCGTAATACCAGCAAGAAAGAATTCAAAAGGACTTCCGTTCAAGAACAGAACTCTCTTCGACCTTACTGCAGGTTCCATCCCAGAAGAGATGCGTCCTAAAACAATAGTAAGCACCGACGACGAAGAACTTTTAAAAAAAGCTAGTTATAATTACGGCTTTATTGCAAAGAGAAGACCGAAGGAGCTGTCTTTAGATAGTGCGACACCCAAAAGCGCCATGAAACACGCAACAGAGTCAGCTAACTTAAGCAAAGAAGACCTTGTTGTATCATTGTATTTGACTTATCCAAAAAGAAATTTTGAAGACGTAGAAAAAGCCTTATCTTTTATGAAGAAAAATAAAGCTTCATCCCTGCTTTGTCGTAAAGACCTCAAGACTCATCCTTACTTATGCCTCCATTCAAAAGAAGACGGAATACGAGGAGCGCAAATTATAGAGCACGATTTACACAGAAGGCAGGACTATCCAGAATGTTTTGAGATATGTCATTATATTTGCGCGTTCAAAGTTTTTGAGTTAGAAAACTTAAATAATAATCTATATAATGCAGATACGATATTTTATCCGATAGGGGACAATTTAAACATAGATACTCCTGAAGATTTAGCAGAACTACATGAGAACTAAAATTATAGCAGAGATAGGGATAAACCACAACGGTGATTTAAGTGTCGCAAAAAAACTGATTGATATGGCGATTCTTGCTGGATGTGATAGCGTTAAGTTTCAAAAGCGTAACCCAGATTTATGCGTTCCAGAACATCAAAAAAACCAACCAAAAAGTACTCCGTGGGGAGATATGACTTATCTTGAATATAAATATAGAATAGAATTTGATAGGGAACAATATAAAGAAATTTTTAATTATTGTGAGAGTAAGAACATTGAGTGCTTTGCCAGTGTTTGGGATGAGGATTCTGTTGATTTTATGCATGAGTTTTCTGATACCGCCAAAATCCCATCTGCTTTGATTACTAATTTAAAATTATGCGAATATGCAAGATGGAAAAATAAAGAATTATTAATCTCTACAGGTATGTCTACAGAAAAGGAAATAGAGCGGTGCGTTGAAGTCTGTGGTCCAGATGTAATTTTTCATACCAACTCCACCTATCCATCTCCTGTTTCGGAGCTCAATCTTTCATATATAACTTGGTTAAAGGAGAGATATCCTTATTCGATTATTGGATATAGCGGTCACGAATACGGTTTAACAACAACTTTTGCAGCCGTCGCGATGGGAGCTAAGTTTATCGAAAGGCATATAACTCTAGAAAGGACTATGTGGGGGTCCGATCAAGTCGCTTCTGTAGAACCTGCAGGATTAATTAAAATGGTAAAAGGTATCAGGGATATAGAAAAAGCCATAGGAAAAGCTGGCCCACGAATCCTACTAAGTGGAGAAAAGGAAAAACGAAAATCGCTGAGGAAATAGAAATGGACAAACAAAAACTAAAAGAACTAGAAGAGGACGGCTACACAATTATAAAAAATGTATTTTCCAACGAAGAGATAGCTGATTTTAGAGAAGCCGCAAAAGAGTATTTTGACAATAATCCATATCTTCACTGGGGTAATAATGATACAGAAATAAAAAGTAAAATTCTTCCAGGTTGGTGTGATAACGAATTCTTAAATAAAGTTAAAGGAAAGAAGCTCTCGCAGATAGCAAGTCTTCCTAGCGATAAACGTATAGTTTCTTTATTAAATTATTTTTTCAAAGGAGAAGAATGGATTTTTATGAACGAAAGCGACCTTCATGAAAACGTAAATACTCCTGAGTGGCATAGCGATTCCATTAATCAGGTTACGGACTTCGAAAAAGAAAAAATTCTTAAGACCTGTATTCTTTTACAGGATCATTTAGATGACGAAACGGGCTTATGGATGAAACCAAAGACTCATCTTCGCACGGACTGGAGAGACAGGGGAAGAGAATGCAATGACCTGCCAAGTAAATCAATAAACAGTGAGGCGGGGGATATAGTATTATTTAATCAATACGCAATCCATAAGGGTCAAGATGGTAATCCGAGCTACTACGAAAGATACAAAAGAAACAGATATTTTATGACTTTGTCTTTCGGAATAAATAACGAATACACAAAAACTCAGATGGAACATACAAGAGCTAGGCAACTAGACCAACAAAAAGATATGACTTAATGCACTCGTATCTAAGAGAATATAAAGATAAACATAAAAAGCAATCTGCAGTTTTGTTTGCTTCTGGACCTACTTTAAATTTATATAAGCGCTCCATTATACCTGAAAAAAAATTTATAAGCGTAGGGGTTAATTCTGTTATTTTTAATGATTTAATAGAGTTGGACTATTATTTTTGCGGAGATGATCCAGAAAAAAAATACGACAATGATCATCCCCACAGAAACCTTTGTAATCTTACGCAAGTTGAAAAAACGGCAAAAAAATCAAAGTCAGTTAAAACATTCTGCGTTGTTTCTATAGATGGGCATTGGCCAGGTCCAAGCGGACTTTTGTTTTCTAAAGACGATGTAGCTAGAATGCAAGCAAACCCCATCGAATTGACATCTTCTTCTGGGCCGAAAAACTTTAGGAAAGACATAACCTCGGGACCGATGTACAACCATAGTATAGTTTTTCCTGCTATACAATTTTTGCTCTATACGGGCGTAGAGAAGTTATATCTTGTAGGGCACGACCAAGGAGGTAAACATGCATATTTTTACACAGGCGGAGACGATTGGAAGGATGACCAAGTTTGGAACTGGAGAGAATTTAAACAATTTAAAGAAGAAGAATATCCTCATGTCAAAATTATATCTGTTGAGCCAAGAGGGTTAAAAGGTTTTTTCGAGGACATGACGTGAAGGGGATAGTTTTTACATTCGATGATGACGTAGTTTCTCACTGTACGGTGGTCGCTCCGATATTTCAAGAATACGATTACTCTTGTACTTTCTTTTTAAACTTTAATAGAAGCTTAAATCTTTGGGGTGGAGCTTGCCCGACTATGACAGAAGAACAGATCGCATCTCTTTATGAAATGGGATTTGAGATAGGAAATCATACGTATTGCCATAGGCTAGCTACTGCAATTTCAAGCGAAGAACTAACGGATAGCATAAAAAAAGTTAACAGTATAATAGAGGAGTCCTATAGACAAGAAAAACCGTTAACATTTTGTTATCCAGCTTACGTATCAAACTCTTCTACCCGAGATACTTTGGAATCTTTGGGGTTTAGGCTTGCTAGGATAGGATATGAAAGAATGGAGACTGGACAGGAAGAAAAACAAAAATGGCATACATATAATCGTCCTAACACATGGAAAAGAAATCAATCCCACTATTACATTCCCAAGAAAAGCGATAGATTCGAGGTGAAATGTTGTGGTTTATTTTGTCCAGATTACAATATTGAAAATTTTATAGAAGATATTAGTCTATGCCCAAAAGATGGGTATTGTGTTTTTACGGGGCATCTATTTCATTCTAACGAGGAGGATAAGTGTTTTCAAGATTCTGTACCTATAAGTTTTCTAGAGAAAGCGCTGCGGCATTGCAGAGATAAAAACTTTGACGTCCTAAACCTGAAGGATTTACCTATATGAAGTACTGTTATGTATCAAGTTTTTATTTTGGGTCAAGAAGAGTCTTTCCGCAGCTTTACGAAGAAGACAGATTGTTGTTCTTGAAAAAACATCTGTCGAAGCTTAAAAAGCTCAAGCATAACATTAGCCTAGCCGTATTTGTAATAAACCGAGCTGATGGTTTAGAGAGCATAGAGAAAGAAGCTCAAGAATTGATACTTCAATTCAAAGACATAAAAACAGATATAATCTTAAGAGATAATATTGATGGTTCTTATGGTTGTTGGGAAGACGCTTTAAAAAAACATTCTGAAGAATTTGATTATTGTTTTCTAATAGAAGACGATTATGTTCCTGTGAGTGATAATTTTGATAAAAAATTCCAAGAACATCTAAAGCGAGAAAAAGATATTTATGCTTGTCAGTTGTGGTGGAATGAGTTCGGAGGTTATCATGCGGGCATCTCTAATGGTTTAATTAAGTGTTCCGCTTTCCGAGAAAAGGGGGAATTTAGCTTAAATAGGAACGTACACTCTTATGGGCCAGCAGAGCATAATCAAATGAATTTTCTACGTAATTTTACTGACGATGGTTGGGCTGTTGTTGATATTTGTAAAAAGTATAAAAATTTATTTTTGAATTACCAAAATAATATAGTTTGTTATGGAAACGAGAAGGGGGAAGAGCTAATAAGGCCCATTCATGACAAAGTGGGAGAATGTTAAACTATGACAGATATAAGTATTAGAAAAATGATGAAGTTAGATGGCGAATTTGTTCTAGAGATTAGAAACGATGATTCTACTAGGAGTAAACTACATAATAGTAGCAAATTTACCTTAGAGCAATTTAACAGCTTCTATGAAGCGAAAAAACCATATTGGCTTATTGCGTCTTGTAATGGGGAAGATTTTGGTTATTTCAGGACTGACCATGTGGATAAAGAGAATAAAAGCATTCAGGTGGGAATGGATATACACCCAGATAAACGGGGAAAAGGGTTGGCGAGGCCATCTTACGATAAGCTGTTTAGCTATTTAAAGAATGAAGGGTTTAAAATGGTTTGGCTAGAAGTCTTGAAAAGTAACGCTCTAGCTTATAGTTTATATAAAAAAATAGGCTTTTCAGAAACAGAAAAGTGTAAATATGGTGAGGATGAATCGATTCGAATGGAAAGGTCCATTTGATTTCTTCGCTAAAAAATGAAAAACCTAAAGATTCAAGTTATTCTTTTTTATTATAACAGGCCAAGCTTAGTCAAGCATATGGCCTTGAAGACAATGCTTGAGTCTGATTATGATAATTGGGAATTATCTTTCGTGGATGATAGTAGCGACCAACACTCAGATGAAATTTTAGAAATATTTTTTGAAGAAAATCCACAATATAAAGATAAGAAAGACAGGGTAAAAATATTTAAAACTAACGATTCTATTGAAGAAAAAAAAGAAAGAGGAGAAGCGATATTTGGTTTAGTAGCTAACGACTCCATGCGGGAAAGCGACGCCGAAATAACTTTGATGTTATGCGACGACGATGGCGTCATTCATGACTACTTGTCAAAATTAAATTCTTATTATCTAAACAACCCAGAGAGAATCCATTCTTATTCTAAGGTCATTCCTTATAACCCACTAAAAGGAAGAAAAACAGAAGCGAAAAAGGGAGAGTGGGTGGAGGGTAACAGCGGTTTAGAATACAAAGAATTTTCGTTCATGCCAGAAAACTATTTAAATTGCCGAGGAGATAGCCCTCACGCAGAAAACAGCTTAGACTCTTCTCAGGTCTCATGGAGAAGGAGTAAAGCTATTGAAGATGAAGTTTTATTTCCTTACCCTAAAACATCTAATCTAGATGCCGTTATATATAATAAAATGGATAAAAAATGGGGAGAGTGTCATTTTAATGGAATTATCGGACAGTACAAAGCTTTCTGGGAAGGTCAAAACGCATATCGTCAAGATGCAGAAGTAGAGAAAAGGTTTAATCAAGTAGATTTGTCCGCGCAAGAATTAGAGGAGTGCGGAAGGTCAAAGACTAAAACTTTGAAAAACGGTGAAACAATTTGATTTTAAAATATATTAAGTTATTTTAAATAAATGAATTTGCTTGTTACGGGAGGTTGTGGTTTTATAGGTTCAAACTTCATAAGGGTCGCTTTAGATAAAGGAGGCGTTAAAAACTTGGTTAACGTAGACAAAATGACCTATGCTGCGGACGCTGAAAATACAAAAGAATTTGAAGATAGATCAGAATATTCACATGAAAATTTTTGCTTAACTGATTATGATAGGCTCTGGGAGACCTGCAAAGATAGCGACATAACTGACATAGTTCATTTTGCAGCGGAAACCCATGTAGATAATTCAATTAAAGGTTCTAAAGTTTTTATACAATCTAACGTAGTTGCTACGCACTCCATACTTGAAGCGTGTAAAGACAGAGACATAAGACTTCACCACATCTCTACTGATGAAGTATATGGGGAAGTGTTTGGAGACGACAGATTTTCAGAAGAAAGCCACTACGACCCAAAAAATCCATACTCAGCAACGAAAGCTGCTTCGGATTTTTTAGTAAGGTCTTACGTTAATACTTACGGACTTAGGGCAACCATTTCTAACTGCAGCAATAATTACGGACCTAACCAGCATGACGAAAAATTGGTTCCGACGATAATACGTAGCTTGTTAAACAATGAATTGATACCAGTTTATGGACAAGGAGCAAATGTAAGAGACTGGATTTATGTAGATGATCATTGCGAAGCTATATGGTCGATTCTAAAAGAAGGAAAGATAGGCGATACTTACTTAGTCGGAGCAGATACAGAAAGAACAAACATGCAAACGATTACATCTATATGTGACTTAATGGAAAGAACAATTTCAAGCTCCATAAAGTTCGTAGAAGATAGAGCAGGGCATGATCTCAGATACGCAATAGACGGCTCAAAGCTTAAAGAGGAATTAAATTGGAAACCTCGTTACACTTTCTTAAAGGGGTTAGAAAAAACAATTACTTTTTACAAAAAAAAGTATAATTCACCTTAGCTTGGGTGTATTATACAGAAAGATATGGCTAATTTAGGCTCAAAGGCTCATCAAACTAGAGCCGAAATCAAGAAAGAAACTCGTGAAGAAATAGAGGCGTCTCTCGAAGATCGGTTCGAAAACCCTAATCCGATAAAGCGACAAATAAAAATTAATCAGCTTAATTGGACCGAAAAACAAAAAGAATTTTTTAAAGTAGCTCTAGATAGAGATACGAAAATAGTATTTGTTAATGGTCCTGCGGGTACAGCAAAGACTTTATTATCGGTTTATTGCGGACTTCAACTTTTAAACATGAAGGCAATCTCTGATATAATGTATCTTCGATCAGCGGTAGAGAGTTCGGATAGAAGCTTGGGTTTTTTACCAGGTAGCGCAGAAGAAAAATTAAGGTTTTATAATTTACCCTTCTTAGATAAGTTAGAAGAGCTACTGCCAAGTAGAAGAGCTTCAAAGCTAGAAGAAGAAGGTAGAATTTCTATGTTTCCAGTTAATTTTGCTAGGGGAATGAATTGGACGGCGAAATGCATAATTCTTGACGAAGCGCAAAACTCAACGATAAAAGAAATAGTTACTGTACTAACTCGAATGGGAGAAGGTAGCAGATGTTTTGTTATAGCAGACCCAATGCAAACAGACTTAAAGCATGAGGATAAAGCTCACGCTTTTGAAAAAATAATAAAGACCTTCTCGGATAAGGAAAGTTATGATATGGGAATCAAAGTATTTGAATTTTCTGAAGAAGATATAATGAGGTCTGAGCTAGTTAAGTTCTTGGCTAAAAAATTAAGACAAGTGAAATAACTATGTATTGCCCTGAGCAAATCTTATATTTTTTTTAATCCTGTTCGTGTCACCTATAGGGACATTTTTATTTTCTCGCAAAACTCTTTCCCATATTTTTATGGCTTCTTCTTCGTGGCCAGCGTAGTAGGCGCAGACGGCAGCTTCGTCTAAAAACCCCCAATCATAAATCCAGTGTATTTTAAAAAGAGCTTCTCTAGGTTCCTCGAAATCAAAATGGGATTTTGCAATTAAATATCCTAAGCGAAACTGTTCTTTGACCCTGCAGTACTTAACTGATTCGTGTATAGGCTCAATTCTACTTCCGTCAAAATCATAAGCTTTTAATCCTGCTTCTATAACTTTTTCTATAGGAGAGTTGAGTTTAGCTTTCATTCTTGTTATACTATACAAGGACTCAAAAATTTCCTGACTAAAGAATCCAAGCTTAACTCTCTTTTCGTAATACTCAATAGCTTTTTCAGGATTCCCTGAGTCTCTGTAGGATTGAGCTAAATAAAAAGTATACCTTGATATCATTTCGGAATCATTTTCTTCGGCTAAAGCTTTTTCGAGTAAGATAGCGTCTTTTTCGTATTTGTTTTCGTCTTCGCTCCTGTGTCCGTCGGTGTTTACAACGACCTTAATTCCTGATGTTTTTTCTATTGAATATGGCTCTTGGCAAGCTAGATATTCATGAAGGACTCCTTTGTAAAAAAAACCTTTATGGTTTTTAAAAATTAATTGCCTATAATAAAGAGTATCAGCGAAGAGAGTCTCTACTCTGTATAAATCATCCGTAAGAGACTTTTTGAAGTCTTCCACGTCAAACCCCGAGTCTAGAGAGATAACCTCGTCAGCGTCCATTACAAAGCAGTAATCTATATTGCTGTACCGTCTTAACTTATGTAGAGCTACATTTCTGTTGTGGGAAAAGTTTTTCCATGGTTCATGCGCGAATTCGTATTCGATATTAAGTTCTGTTAGCTTTTTCGTGGCTACGCTTTTTGTGTTGTCGCATGAGCCAGTATCGACAATTAATACGAAGTCAACCAAGGCTTTAACGGAATCTATTAGGCGGGCGATTACCTTTTCTTCGTTTTTAACAATACAGCAAAGACCAATTTTTTTACTTTCGTTCACCTTCTAGAAGTATAACCTCTAGCGGCGGGGTCAGTCAATTTAAGAAAAAGTGAAATTTTTAACCTTTTCTGTCGTCTAAAGCATCTAGGTGTTTTATCGTATCGTGGGCTAAATTGTTAATTTTATAGAAGATTTTCGAGAGTTCAAGGTTTGATGTATTGCAATGAGGGAGGGACAATTTCATGATTTCATTAATTTTTTGAATGATTTTGCCTTTTTGGTCATTCACACATATATTTACACCTATTTAAAAATATTTTAATTTTTAATTATAAATTTTTAAACAAATAAAATAATGCAAAAGAAATACTGTACTAAATGTGGTCAAGCCACTGAATACAAATCCGAAACTCCTTCTTTCTGCTCGAAGTGTGGTAATTCGTTTTCGGGAAAGAAATCTACAGCCACTAGATCAACCGTAAGAGATAAATCCTCGCGCTACCCTAGCGAGGACGAAGATGAATTTGAGGAAAGCTCCAGTTTTAGCTCCAACATAACTTCGTTAGAGTTTGAAGTAGAAAAATTTCCAGCTCCCAATCCTACGATAGGCCAAGTAGCATCCCTAGGGCCGAGCGAAGCTAGCGATAAAGGACCGAAACAGCAGGAGGCTATAGCTCCAGTAGATGAAGAAAAATTCCTCAAAGATTTTCAGCAAGAGGCGGGTTCGATAAAGCGAAGAAACAATGGCTGAGCCCAAAAAGTTTGAAGACTTTATAGAAGTCATAGACAAAGAGATAGTAAAGAGGAAACCGAAATGGAACCTTAAATCTCTTGCTTGGCTAGACTACGATGACGTCTCACAAATTATAAGGATACATATACATAAAAAGTGGCACTTGTACGATCAAAAGAAACCGATAGGTCCATGGCTTAACGCGATAATAGCTAATCAAATCAAAAACTTGATAAGAAATAATTATGCTAACGTTTCTAGGCCGTGTTACAGGTGCGACGCTGCAGAGGGGGAAAATCTTTGTTTGATATATGAGAAACAATGCAATGCTTGTCCCATATTTGCCAAATGGGAATCCACAAAAAAAGATGCTTATAATTTAAAAATAGCATCCTCCCTAGAGCATCATGGACACGAGCTAAATAGTCGAGACTTGCAAGACAGCATGAATTTAGAGTCCAATATAAAGAAACTACATAAAGCCATGGAGGAGCAGCTAAAACCTTTAGAGTGGAGAATATATCAATTAATTTACATAGAAAATAAATCAGATGAAGAGGTCGCAAAAATAATGGGCTATACAACTTCAGAAGCGAACAGAACCCCAGGTTATAAGCATATTAAAAATGTAAAAAAGTCCATTATAGCTAAGGCTAAAAGAGCTCTAGACAAAAACAAAATAGATATTCTTTAAAATGAAACTCTCCGAAGAACAAAAAGAATTGATCCTTAACGAATGGAACAGTAAACTCGACGACCCCCCATCTCTACTTACTCTTACGAAGATAGCGTTTCCTGACTTGGAGAAAGTAGATGGAAGGTGTAAAGAAGGTAAACTTGTTAAAACCTTCCTTGCAGAAAGTGGGTTAAGAGCAAGGCCAGCAAACGAATACAAGCCAAAACAAAAAATCAATTTAACAGAAGAGCAAAAAGAGTTCTGCGGTAATAACGCTTCGATGATGTCGTTCGTAGAGATAGCTAGAGTCTTATTCGCAGACGAATCCTTGAACAATTTAAGTCAAGAAGCTAAAGCGATTAAAGAGCATATAGACTCTTTGGGAAATTCTATAATCCCATTTGAAGATCATACTAGACAGGAATTACCAGATTATAAATCTCCCAAAACTCAAACGCAAGCCTTAGCGAAAATAAAAAAATATACCCCCGATGATACAAATCCTGAAAAGATAAGCCACAAGAAGAAAAAAGAAATAAGTAGCTTAATAGGCTATCTTAATACTTACAGGTTTAATTATCAGATTAACACTTATTCAAATCAGACCTCTAGGGACCTTTTCGAGAGCAGCTTCATAAGGTACACCCACGACAAAGAAGACTTGTCTCAAGAGGAAGTGGATCAGTACATAGTATTATCTACAGAAGTAGTCATAGCTTCCCATATCCAAAGACGAGTAGAGCACTTGCAGGGGCTACTGGATGACGCAGCCGACGACACTGAAGGAAGAAGAATCTCTATGTCTTTAGTAGAAGCTATCAGCAGCGCTCAAAACGAATACAATCAATCAGTTAACCGACAACATAAACTACTCGGAGACCTGAAAGAGAAAAGAAGCGATAAACTAAAAAACAAAATTAAAGCAAACGCAAGCATAATTAGCTTAGTCGAAATGTGGAAAGAAGAAGAGAATAGACATAAGATGATAAAGCTAGCTGAACTAAACAAACAAAAAGTCAAAAGCGAAATCGACAACCTGCAGAACATGGACGAATTAAAGGCTAAAATTTTAGGATTAAGCGAAGAAGACGTTTTGGAATAGAATGAAGTTAGAATGTAAAGCTTGCGATAAAGTCTTCGATAGCGAAAGGAGTCTACACGCGCATATTAAAGCTCATGACTTAAGGGTAGTTTCTTATTACCAAAAATATTATCCTCGATATGATCTTTATAATGGTTCGATAATAAAGTTTAAATCTAAAGAGCAATATTTTAGTCAAGACTTTAACAACAGAACGAACCAAAGAAAATGGATAGAGTCTCAAGATAAATCGGACGCAAAAAAATATCTCAAAAAGCTTATAGAAGAAAGAATTAAAACTAAGGAGATTTGCTTTTCTCCATGTCAAGTGGAGCTTAGAAGCTTACTTATACCATCCATAGTGTTTTACGAAAAATTTTTTGAAGACTACTATGAGCTATGTCAGAACATTGGACTGAATAACAAGTATAGAAAGATCAATGAACTAATTGTAGCTAACGGTTATTCAGAAAATGAAGAATTGGAGATTTTTATAGACACTAGAGAGCAGATGCCATTGGATTTTAATTTTCCTTCAAAAGTAAGGACTCTAAAGTATGGAGACTACGCTTTGAGCAATAAGGATATAACTTGCAATTGTTACATAGAAAGGAAGTCTTTAGCGGATTTTATATCAACTATCAGCGTGGCAAATCACGATAGGTTTTGTAGGGAAATAGAAAGAGCTAAAGAAGATGATGCTAATTTAGTTATCCTCGTAGAAGATACTCTTTCTCACGCTATGTCTTTTCCTTTTTTACCTTACATCTCCAAAAAGATAAAGGTTACTCCTGAGTTTATATTCCATAAAGTAAGAAAGATGATTCAAAACTACGATCACATACAATTCTTATTTGTGAAAAATAGAGAAGAGGCTTCTCGGGTAACTGAAAAAATATTCTTTTCTAAATGCGTTTACAAGGATATAGATTTGCAGCTAGCTTACGATAAAGGAATTCTATAGATGTGGTATGCTCCAGAAAAATATAGGCAAGGAGACTCGTTCAATATGAACGAAGAGCTTCTAAAGCTTAAAGGAGAGCTAACAGACAAAGAAGCTAAAATTTCTTTAGCTAAGTTTCTAAGCTCTAACCTTTCGTTTACTACAGAATTGATTTCGGGAATAAGACTAGCTCCGTTTCAGGAGATAACCTTAAAAGGCATGATGAAGAGAAATTTCTCTATGTGTGTCTGGGGACGTGGTTGTGGTAAAACTTTTATAGCTTCAGTGTTTTGTTTTCTTCATTGTATTTTCAACCCAGAGACCAAGATACTAATCGCAGGACCCACGTTTCGTACGGCAAGGTTTATATTCAATAACTTAGAAAAGATAGTTAACACAAGGGGTGCGGAGCTCTTACAACAAGCTTTTTGTACAAAACCTTCCAAAAGAAACGATCAGTATGAATGGCTTATAAATGGAGGGAGTATCACTGCGATTCCGTTAAGTGGAGAAAAGATTCGTGGTTTTCGCGCTAACATACTGCTTCTTGACGAGTTTCTATTACTTCCAGAAGAGATTATTAAAACCGTGTTGATGCCGTTTCTGGTTGCTCCACAAGACATGAAAGAAAGAATAAAAATAAGAGAGATGGAAGATGATCTAATAGATAAAGGGCTTATGAAAGAAGAAGAGAGGATGGTTTTCGAAAACAATTCTAAAATGATCGCTTTGTCTTCTGCGTCTTATACTTTTGAGAATTTATATAAAACTTATAAGGAGTGGTCTGGAAAAATATATTCAGAAGAGAGGGGGGACGCTACATATTTCATCTCTCAATTAGGTTACGAAGCTTTACCTGAAGAAATGATAGATAGAACCGTAATAGAAGAAGCTCAAGATGGAGGCTCTTCACATTCTTCTTTTTTAAGAGAGTACTGCGCTCAATTTACTGATGGTTCTGATTCTTATTTTAGCGCACAAAAAATGCACAACTGTACGATACCCGACGGAGAGCATCCAACCACTTTGATAAAGGGAAAAAAGAACAGTAGATATATATTGGGTATTGACCCTTCCTTTTCTAATTCTCCAAGCTCTGATTTTTTCGCAATGTCTTTATTGGAAGTGGATGAGGAAACTAAAACGGGAACCTTGGTTCATTCTTACGCTGTGGCGGGTGGAGATTTAAAGGATCATATAAAGTATATGTTCTACATCTATAGTAACTTTGACGTGGAAATGATATGTATCGATAACGCGGGATATCAGTTTATAGATAGCTGTAATGAATCCTCTTTCTTTAGGAAGAACAATATAAACATAAAGTTTTTTGATTTTAATAGCGATGCAGAAGGACAGAATTATATTTCAGAATGCGCCAAAGCTAAAAGAGCTTTAAATAAGCAAGATGGAGCTATATGTTTTAAGCAAACCTTCACCTCTAATTGGTTAAGAAAAGCCAATGAGCATCTGCAAGCATGTATAGACCACAGGAAAATATGGTTTGCGTCAAAGTGCTCCGCGAACGAATCTGAATTTACCAATCAAACCTCTCAGTCTTTTGACATTAAATTAACGGGAGAAGATTCTAAGGGCGACTTAATTGATTCTCAAGATATATTAATTTATCAAACTAAAAAACAGTGTGCTCTCGTAGAAGTTAAAAGTACTGCAAAAGGAACTCAAACCTTTGATCTTCCTCAACATCTAAAACGCTCTACAAGCGCAAGTAGAGCAAGAAAAGATAATTATACGACTCTAATGTTGTCAAATTGGGCTTTAAAGTGTTTTTTCGATATAAAATCTCATAAAAACGAATCTTCGTCAACTTTTACCCCTATAATGCTTGATTAAAGTGTAATAAAGAATATACTTTTACGATCATGAGCGAAGAATCTAAAAAGCCCGCAAAAAAAGCGGCTAAAAAAACAAGAAAACCTAGGGCTTCCGCTAAGAAAACTTCGACGGCATCCTCAGAAACAGAACCTCTAATGACCTTTGAGAGTTTTGCTTATGACACCACTCAAACGAGAAGGAATAAATCTGCTGTAGTAAAGAGGACCGACAGATTTAAGAATATAGACGACGGACTGGTTCCTTATAGCTACTACAGTACCCCTTATTCTACTGGAGCGGGTAATTCAGATATAGATATACGGGATGCAGTTACCTTATGTCAGAAAGCTTATTATAACTTTGCTCAGTTCAGGAATGTCATAGATTTAATGACAGAGTTTTCTATAGGTACTTTATATTTCGAAGGAGAAAATAAAAAATCCAAAAAGTTTTTCGAAGAGTTCTTCGAGAAAATGGACCTCTTTTCCTTACAGGATAGGTTTTATAGAGAATATTTTAGGTCTGGAAATATATTTTTATATAGGTTTGAAGGCAAGCTGGCAGACGGAGACCTTAAAAAAGTAGCTAACGCTTATGGAGCTAATTTATCCTTATTGACTGAAGGTAGACTTCCGACAAGATATGTATTTTTGAACCCAGCGGATATAAGGATGACAGGTACAGCTTCGTTCTATAAGGCTAGATATTCTAAAGTTTTAAGCCCTTATGAGATACAAAGGATTAAAAACCCACTAACTGAAGAGGATCATACTATAAGAGAGTCTCTCGACAAAGAGACTTTGAAAAAAATAGATAGTGGAAATTCAAAAAAAGTATCGTTTCCTTTGGACTCAGATAGATTAGTCTCTGTTTTTTACAAGAAACAAGACTATGAGCCGTTCGCTGTTCCGATGGGATTTCCTGTTTTGGCCGACTTAAGCTTTAAGGATGAGCTTAAAAAAATGGATATGGCCATCGCTAGAACTATGCAACAGGCAATTCTTTTAGTGACTATGGGCACGGACCCAGACAAAGGGGGAGTCAATCAAAAGAACTTAATGTCTATGCAAAAGTTGTTTGAAAATCAATCTGTAGGAAGAGTGTTGATAGCGGATTATACTACTAAAGCTGAATTCGTAGTACCTAAAATTGCAGAGCTAATGAGTCCGCAAAAGTATGAAGTATTTAATCAAGACATCAACATGGGCTTGAATAACATTTTAGTGGGAGGTGAAAAGTTCGCCAATCAGTCGAATAAAGTCGAAGTATTTTTAGCTAGATTAGAGGCTGCTAGAGAAACCTTTCTAAACTCATTTTTAATCCCAGAGATTAAAAAAATAGCAAGGTCTATGGGGTTTAGGTCTTGTCCCATGCCAAGGCTCTCTGAAATTTCATTAAAAGATGACACTTTAAAAGATAAAGTATATACTCGCCTTTACGAACTCGGAGTTCTAAGCCCAGAAGAACTAATGGAAGCTCTACAGAGCAGCAGACTTCCCAAGAAAAGAGATTCTGTAGAATCTCAAAAAGAATTCTACAAAATGAAAGAGGATGGTTTCTATGAACCTATTATGAAATCAGGTTCAGAAGAGGGCGGTAGACCTGAAGGAACGGAAGGAATTAAACAAGAGACTCAAGAGGTTTCACCAATAGGAGAAGGAGAACAGTCTAAAGCTACCAATTTTAGCTTGAATAAGATAAAAGAAAATATGATTTTAGCTCAAAAATTATCTACAGAAGTAGCAAAAACCTTGAGGAAAATGCATAAGATAAAGAGGTTTACTAATAAGCAAAAACAAGTATCTGAAGATATTTGTGAGATTATAATCTCAAATGAAAGCCCAGATAATTGGCTAAATAGCGTAGAAAAATACTGCGAATCACCCATTGACCATAACCCAGAAAGAGTTAAGGTTGTTCAAAATATAGCCTACGAGCATCAATTAGATGCTTATTTAGCTAGTCTTTTGGCGTCTAGTATGAAGGAGTAATAAATGACAGAAAACGAAAACCAACAAGAATCAAATCAAGAAGAGGTTTCTTCTGATGTCGTAAAGTCAATGTATGATGAATCATTCGATATCTCAATGGAAGATTTAATGATTCCCGACGTGCAGGAGGAAGCCACTAAAGGAAACATTGTTGAAGATAAGGTAGAAGGAGCTTTTAAGTTTTGCTTTTTGGGAGCAGGGCAAGGAGGCTCTAGGATCGCTGAATCTTTTAATAAAAAGGGTTATGAACGAGTAGCTGTTATAAATACCGCAGAGCAAGATTTAAATACTATTAACGTAAAAAATAAGCTTTTGATTGGAGAGGGTGGGGCTGGAAAAGACCCAGCGGTAGCAAAAAAATTATACCAAGAAAAAGAAAACGACATTTTAGATTTTATTCGTTATTCTTTCGGAGAAGAATTTGATCGTATTTTTGTATGCGTTGGAGGTGGGGGAGGCACAGGCTCTGGACTCGCTACGAGCTTAGTGGATGCAAGTAAGGAAGTTTGCGAAGCTATGAAACTCCCCACTTCTAAGGTTGGCATGATATTGACTCTACCAAAAAATTCAGAAGGTAGGGGGGTATGCAACAACGCTTCGAATTTGCTAAGAGAGGTCATGGATCATGTGGATAGCGGAAAAATTTCGCCCCTCATTATAGTTGACAATGAAAGAGTCGCTAACCTATACCCAAATCTTCCAGTCTCTAAGTTTTGGGACGTTGCGAACGGAAGCACTTCTGGGTTGTTTCACCTTTTTAATCATACAGCTTCTAAAGATAGTACTTATTCAAGTTTTGACGCTAATGATTATAAAAATGTTTTAGACTCTGGTTTGATCGTTTTTGGAGCTTCACCAGTTAAAGATTGGCAAGATTCAATCGCTATCTCTAGGGCCGTTAGGGAGAATTTGAAGGGAAATTTATTGACGGGAGGTATCGACTTAAGCCAAGGTTCTACCGCTGGAGCAATTGTTATAGGAGGAAAAGAGCAGCTAGATAATATAAAACAAATGGACCTCGACGATGCATTTTCTCAGTTATCTAGAATGTTGAAGCCAAATACTTTAGTTCATAGAGGAATTTACAGCGGTAATCAATCTGGACTTACTATATTTACTGTAATCGGAGGATTAGGATTACCTCAAGAGAGATTAAAAAGTTTAGAGACGTGAGTAGCGTTCTCTGGAAAGTAAAGGAAAATAAACAGGAAAAAAAGTTATGGCAGATAATAATATTAAACCAGGTTGGAAAACTACCGAATTCTGGATTACAGTCGTCGTCTCGGCCTGTTCTCTATTGTGGGGAGCAGATGTGCTAGACCCAGAAGCCGCTGGTACAGCTAATAAAATCTTCGGATTTGTAGTCGCTGCACTTAGTAGCCTTGGATACTCTGTGTCCAGAGGTATGGCGAAAAAGGGCTAGTCTATGTGGGTAGCCTTTATAAAGGCCCTGTTAGATTGGCTTACCGCGCTCGTTAAAGAAGACACTAAGGCGAGCGACGCCGACGGCACACCTAAGTCCCTAAAGGACAGGTGGCGAAGAAGGATAGAAGAACAGGAAAAAAAATCCAAAGAAAATGAAGAAGACATTAATACTTCTGAGTAGTTTTTTATTTTTTGTAGGCTGTGGTTCTACCAGAGTAGTATTTGTTGATACTAGCTCTGACCTTGTAAGAATTGGTCCTAAGGTAGAAGGTAGAGTTTACATAATGAAAAACGGAGAATGGGTCCTCTCTAAGAGTAAAGTAAAAATACCAGAAGGCTGGTACGCGGGAGGTCTGCCCAGAGAAGAATAGTTTTTTTAAAAAAACATAGGCAGTTGTCAAGAAGCTTCATCTTTTGGTGTATTTACATTAAGGGATGAAGCTTTTTTTTATATTTTTATTAATTAATTTAGCTACTGGATGTGGTTTGCTTCAATCTATATCTGAGAATTCTCTGTACTGTAAAGAGAGAGCTATGGCAAAAGACCCTCTTCATGTTTGGAGTTGTGGGCCAGAAGCTTTATATGACGTAATTCATTATATGAAAATAGACCCATTTGTAACGAGGGAAAAAATTAGCAACCACATACAGACAAGTAGCATTTTGCCGATAAGAGGAGCTCTTTCTATCTTTAATGAAAAAGCTAGAAATATAACTTTTCCTCAAGAGATGCTGGGAGTATTAAAAGTATATAACATATCTGCAATCAAGAAAAAGAGCTTAAACGAAATAAAGAGAAATGAATCTGCTATTGTTCTGATAAGAGACAAGAATTCGCTTTTTAGTTATCATTGGATTTTTTACCCAAAGCATTCTCTTCGGCGTATAGGGAGTTTTTTTGGTGTAGATTCTACAGATATCGTAAGTGTCTACATATTAAAGAATAATAATGATGATTATTTTCTTTCTAACCACCTACCATAGTACAGCTTGGGCCAGCTAAGTCTCATTTCGGATTCCACTTCTCCCTGCCAGAGTTTACTTTCTTTTGGAGTGTTCATTTCAAACCCTCGTGGTTTATGCCACGCTGCTTTCTTTATAAATTCTAGTGCGTCGGCTGTTCCCCATACTTTTTGATTTGGCCAGTGACCAACGCCGTTTTTTATTGGTCCAAGGGCCTTATAAAGCTCGTTTAGAGTAGGTTTATCAAAATGAATAAACGGAATACGTGATGGGACGCATTGAGGAATATGGACGGGGTTAAAGTCAGACATTTTGATTGGCGGTTTATAATGTTCGATGTGTTTGTATCCAACTATCACTTTATTTGTCTTATAAGTTCCATCGTCAGGAACATAATCTTTGATTATTGGGACAGGTGGGCGATAAGGATAATGATGGAAATAAACCCGATCATCAGCAGTCTGAAGGATGATTCCTTTAGCGGAAGGAGAGTCGTCGAGCACGAACCTAATTGAGACGTTATTTAATACAGTTCCGTCTTTGAATGCAATTCGTGGCATACGATAGCGCGTTTTATCAGTGTTAAACTGAGCAATGCATACATTAGTCAACAGGATTAAGATAAGTACTTCAGTCAGTCTTTTCATTATGTATACATTGTATTTCTTTTCTTGGAAAAAGTAAAGCTTTTTTTTACTTGTATTCTTTTTTATTTAAATTAAAATTATTTATTTTAAATGAAGTCTTTTAAGTGTATTAATGTTCGCGTGAGTTCTGAAGACCTAGAGAAAGAAAAGGAAAAGATAGACCCTCAAGAGAGGGCTATTTTATACTCTAATAACCTCTTAAAGGCTTTTGACGGTAAAGCTAATGAGTTTAATGAGCTTCACGAACAGAAAGTAACCCCCAGTCAAATTAAATCAGTTTATTTAAATGCTGTTTCTCTACGGCTAAACCCAGATGTTAAAAACCTATATGCTTTCGCCAGAATAAATCTTTTTTTTGACATGCTTACTGGTAAGGAAGCTTTCCTGACGGGCGTCTATCCTCAATCAGAACCTCTGGAGGAAAAGACTGTAGGTTTGGTGTTTGAACTCGTTGATGTTAGGAATATTAGTCGGGGTAAAGAAATAGAAAAACCTATAGATTTTTTTGAGCAATATTCTATGGTTGAAAATCATTTTTCTCAAGCAAGGGAAGACCTAGTTAAGTATGATGTTGATTTTGTGTTAAGTTCAGCAGATGACGAATTGTTCTTAACTAAAAATAAAAAATGCAACTATTTATGGGAGATTTTATGAAAAAACACGAATATACTACATCTTTTAGCTCTACGGTTAAACCTTTAGTATCAGAGCAGAAGGATGAAATTTTAGCAATAGCAAGCCTAGAAGAGATTGGAAAATTCTTGCCAGAAATTGACACTGACAAAAATGTGGATTTATTGCCAATTGCATTTAACGCTTGCGTCGTAAATAGAGCTAATAAGAATGGCGATGTGATCGATGCAAATACTGCAATTGATGTATATGGGTCATTTATAAACAAACCAATTAACATAGAACATAATAGAGAGAGATTAATCGGAGTTATCTTAACTGCTGGATTTAGTGAGTTCGGTACAGATATTCCGATAGAGGCAGAAGAGGTAGTTGAAAGGACTGATCCGTTTAATATCACTCTGGGAGGAGTGGTTTGGAAGGCTGTAAACTTGGAATTAGCAGACAAAATAGAAGACTCAAGCGATCCTTCTAGCGAGAGTTTTATGAAAGTTTCAGCTAGTTGGGAGCTTGGTTTTACTGATTATGAAATAGCTATAGTATCTGAAGGAAAAAATATAGCGGACGCTGAAATTGTTTCTGCGGAAAAAGATGTAGACGCATTAAAGCAATACCTTAAGGGCTTTGGGGGTTCTGGAGTACTTGAAGACGGAAGAAGCGCGTATAGAAAAGTCATCAATGACGTTGTTGCTCTTGGTATAGGACTAACAGTAAACCCAGCCGCAGACGTCAAAGGGTTAATAAGTCCAAAAACGATTAAAGAAGATAATCAAGAAGAATTTCTGGAAAAAGAAGCCAAATCATCCGAATCGGAGGAAAAAATGCAGAAAACAGAAAAAAACAGTTCACAAACTATGGAAAAAAATGTAGCAAATAACAAAGGTAAAGTCATGAAAATTAATAGTACTAAAGATATTTCGGACGAAAACCTCCAAGAGCTTACAGCCTCTCACATTGCGGAGTTGATTGAGTCAGAACTCAAGACGGCTTCAGAGAAATACGCTGAAGAAAAACGGGAGGTTGAGACTCAGCTCCAAGCTGCTCAAGATCAGGCGACAGCCCTTGAGGAAGACCAAGAAAAGCTCAAGGCAGATTTTAACGCTGTTAAAGAAGAGTTAGAGAAACTTAACTCTGAAATAGCAGCGAAAGAAGCTGAAGATAAGTTTAATCAACGCATGTCTATGTTCGATGATACTTACGAACTTTCAGATAAAGATCGTGAAGTTATCGCCTCCGAACTAAAAGATATGAACGATGAGACTTTCGAAGCTTACGCCAGTAAAATGGCAATTCTTCTGAGTGCGAAGAGCAAAGAGCAAATTGCTAAGCTGGAGGTTGAGAAATCTACAGAAGAGCAAGAGGCTAAAGCTTCAGAAGAAAACAAAGAAGCTTCTAACGAAGTTTTAGAAGAAGCTATTTCTCAGGCCGAAGAGGAGAAGGAAGAGATTCCTGCGTCCGCAGAGGCATCTGAGCAAACTGTATATGACAAATACAAACAAGCTTTTGATATCGACCAGTTCGACGTAAAGCTTTAATTTTAAATACGGAGAAAAAATATTATGGCAGTAACATTAAGACCATTTAGAGATTACGACGAGAAGGATGTAATTAACTTATATCACTTCTCGGGATCAATCCCTGCAACCAAAGGACTTTTGGTTAAGATTCAGGGCAACGGGTGGGTCTCGTCTGACGAGATCGCCATGCTTGGCAGTGTCGGTAATTCTTACAGCAATACAGTTTCAGAACGCTATGGCGTTGAGGCTGCTGTAACAACTGCTGGCGCGGCAGATTCCCCGATGGGAATGATGCTTTTCGATGTTAAGGAAACTGACGAAAACGGTGAGAAACTTGTATTTAATCCTCGCAAAGCTGCGGAGATGGATATTGTTTTGAGCGGACAAGCAGTTCCCGTCGTTACTAGAGGAATATTCCTTTATAGCGGAACTCAACTAGCGTCTGACGCCCCAACGGCTGGACAAAATTTGTACTGTGGTGCAAACGGTGAAATTATCACTGGCAACCCAGGTAGTGCTAATACCAAGGTGGGACGTGCTTTAGGCACGAAGGATAGCGATGGAGTTATCCTGATCAGCCTTGATTGTAGCTAAACTACTTTTACTGGAGAAATTTAAAATGAGATTAACTTTAAAAGAAACCCCAGAACAGGTGGAGCTCATCAAAGCGATGGGTTCTAGAAACCAAATTGTAGCTAGAGAAGCTAGTGAGGCGTTCGCCGCCTTTTTAGGGCCTGTAGTTCAGGAAGTAATTCAGCAAGCAGGTACTGCTGGCGCGATTTACACTGACGCTCCCTATGACGAAGACGATAGCCCAAGCTACCCTCTAGACTTGTATTACAATGAGAGTAAGAACTTCATCACTGTATGGAGTCAAAACGTAGCTGGAGGTATGCCCAGCTCTCACGTTGAAGGTCTCGAAGAGTTGAAAATCGCCACTTACCGTTTGGATAGTGCGATTTCCTTCAATAAACGTTATGCTCGTCGTGCTCGTTTGGACGTTGTAAGTAAAGCTGTAGAAAGAATGGCTCAAGAAGTTCTTGTTAAGCAAGAGCGTAACGCTTGGGCTGTGCTTCTTAAGGCTTTAGCCAATGCTTCTACTGGAGACAGTAGCTTGACACACTGTATTAGTGAAGTTACTACTAGCGGATTCTCTATGGTCCTTATGAACCACTTGTTGGTTCGAATGAAGAGGATTAATGAATCTTTCGCTGGCGGTACAGCCGCTAATCCTTACAGTCGTTTAACCGACTTGTACTTGAGCCCAGAGAGAATGGGAGACATTAGGAACTTCGCTTCTCAGCCTCTAGATGCTGCTGTTGGATTGAATGTTCCAAACAATGTTCGCGAAGATATCTATCGCTCTGCTGGAGCTTCAGAAATCTTTGGAGTAAGCCTTCATGAGATGATTGAGCTTGGTGTTGGACATAAGTACAACACCCTGTTCGCCACAATGGGCGGCTCTTCTGGTAACTACGACGATGTTGACAACAACTCATCGCACACTTCCTTTGATTCTTCCGCTGACGAACTTATCGTCGGCCTAGACAATAGCAAGGGTGCGCTCGTTCGTCCTATCGCAAGAAGCGCTGAAACAGGCTCTACATTTACTGCTCTCCCAGATGATCAGTATAACATCACTAGAGCTGATAAGGCTGGTTTCTACGGTTCGCTTGAGGAGGGTCGTGTTTGTATCGACGCTCGGGCAATTGTTGGACTTAACCTTAACGCTTCGTAAGGGTTCAGTAAGACTAAATTCAACCCCCCAATTTTGGGGGGTTTTTTTATTCTCTTTTCGGGGTAAGTTGTGTATGCTAAGATGAAGGGAAAAAGGATTTTATGAAAGAAAATAATAAAAAACCAAAAAAGGCAAAAGCAACTTCGAAACGTTCTAAACCCAAAAAGATAGAAGAAATGTCTCAAACACATGGAAAAATAGAGAACTTTGAGCCTAATAGTTTAGATCAGGCTTTAGGAGATACTGGAGAAACCAGATACGGTCACTTGGACGAAGAAAAATATAACGAAGAAATAAGCTTAATGACAAAATCAGAGCTTTTTTCTCACGCCTCAAAGCACGGCATTATTCCAATTGATAATAGAGACCAGCTAGAAAAAAGACTTTTGAGAGAATTTAACAAATATGTATTGTTATTCAAAAAACCTCACCATCGAGAAGACCCGATCAGGATGGAAAATATTTCACTAGAAGCCAAAAAAATTCTAGAAGAAGGCAAATAATAGAAATAATAATCTTGAATATGTGTAATATAAATAAATGGCTACGAACTATGATTTTAATGTTACGCAGGGAACAGAATTTTACATCAGACTTAAGCTAAAGGATTCCTCAGGAAGTGCTATAGACCTAACTAATTATTTTATTAGCGGTAAAGTAAAAAATAGATACGGAGATTCTGATGTTCTGTATGATCTAGCTCCATCTGGCGTAACCAACCTGTTAACGGGGGGTTGCGTCGATGTTCTTTTAAAAGGGGCGAGTACGTCTACTGTTCCAGTAGGTCAACATTCTTACGATATTGAAATATATACCGCTCAGGGCTACGCGGACAAAGTGGTCTATGGGAACTTTAACGTTTATCCCGAAATAACCACTTAATTTAATATGTCAACCGAGGTTGAAATTGTTGTATCAGGAGTTAATCCTACAGCGGGAGTAGACATTACTTCTGCTGGCGTAAGGGGGGCTGATGGCTACACTGGACCCACGGGGGCTACTGGAGAATTAGGTGGAGATAGTCAAAAGTATAAATTTTGCACTTTTACCACCGAGGCTGACCCAGGCTCTGGAGACTTGAGGTTTAACACTAGTTCGTTTTCGACTGTTTCTTATATTTATTTTAGTACGACGAGTTATGTTGGTTCTACGGTAGCAGATTGGATAGATAGTTTTGATGATAGTATTTCATCAAGTTCAAACCCAAGGCTTAAAATCCATCCCCAGTATGATTCTTCCAACCATGTAGTTTTTAAAGTTACCTCAGTAGCTACTGTAGCTGGGTTTAGGAAAGTAGGAGTAACTCATGTTTCTTCTAGCGGAAGTTTATTCTCAAACGATTCAATTATTTATGTAGCATTTCAACCAGCAGGAGGTACAGGTCCTGCTGGACCCACTGGACCTACTGGGTCTTCAGGTAGCGATGGCTCAGCAGGGGCAACAGGATCATCAGGAGCTATGGGAGCAACTGGAATCTCTGACGCAATAAATAGTGCTTACACTTATGACGACTCTACTAGTATGGCAGATCCAGGTGCTGGTAAAATTAGATTAAACAAAGCTGCGGACGCATCAAACATTCCTCTAGTAACAAAGATAGCTGTTGACGGAGTAGACTCTGCAGGTAGTTCTGCTAACGAAAAATACGACCAATGGGTTGTCTCTTCCGCGACTAACAAAGCCTATATAAATATAATTCAATCTACCGACACAGATACTTGGGCTTTATTTAAGGTTACTGGTTATGATAGTAAGTCAAGTTCTTATGGTATTTTTAATGTAACTTACGTTTCTAAGTCTAGCGGATTTTCAATAAGCGACGGAGCCGCTGTTGTAGTAACAGCTTCAGTCGTTGGGGAAGCTGGACCTACAGGTTCTACAGGTCCCACAGGTTCTACAGGTTCTACAGGCCCCACAGGTTCTACAGGACCCACAGGTTCTACAGGTTCTACAGGACCCACGGGACCCACAGGGTCTACAGGGCCAACAGGAAGCACAGGAGCTACTGGACCAACAGGAAGCACGGGGCCTACGGGAGCTACAGGACCAACAGGTGCAGATTCAAGTGTCGCTGGGCCTACTGGTCCTACAGGACCCGCAGGGTCTACGGGGCCTTCTGGACCTACAGGAAGTACTGGAGCAACAGGAAGCACAGGAGCTACTGGACCAACAGGAAGCACGGG